AGTCCTTATATAGTAGTTACTGAACCTTGGGTGTATTCCAGAGGCGCTGTCTGTCAATTGTGACACAGTTCCACTGGGCTTTACACACGTAATTGACGTAGAAGCGCCTATTTTAAGCTTCTTTGCCCACTTAATGTTTGTTTCTATGGCCTTTTCCTTCAAAGAACTAAGTAAACTACCAAGCTCTTTATATCCTGTAGACCCATTAGTCAGCTTACAGTCCATAATCCCGGTAAGCGAAACACCTAACAAGGCCTCCTCTTCTGTATTCCTTTTCCAGATATTTCTAAGGTATCTGAAGTCAGTCATCGAAGCCTGTAAAGTCCCTAATGTAGTGGCAAGCACTACTTTTTCTAATAGGGTTTCCTTTGTATCGTTAGCTCGTACAATAACTTCAGATAGATTACAGAACTGATAAGGTCTTAGGATTATCTCAGAGCAGGGATTGGTTCCAAACTTGCAGTCAGCATCTCTGCGACCATTACGGGCTGCTATATTTTGTGCAGCTATCCGACTAAAGATCCCCCGCTCACCTGACTTGGACTTATAGAGTCTTTGCATCTCCGAAGAATAAGTATCGAAGTCAGGCTTCTCAGAATACACAGCACTATTGTTTGCTAAAGCCCGTTGCCCATTAGTCGAATACCAGTCTCCGTTCTTGGCATTAGCCATCCTGTTGTCTGTAACATTACTTAGGCTTATAAGTGCAGACCGCCTGACCCCGCCAACAACTACAATATCCGCTATCTTACATACAAGATCATGACACTCCAAAGAAGTAAGGTTCCGGCCCATAGCATTTTTAAACAGTTCTACAGTGAAGTTAAACAGATCTGCTAAAGGCTGTGGCCCACTGGCCCTACCTCCAAAGATCTTCAGTCTAGCCCCGGCAGGGCGTATACGAGACAAATCACACTTAGGTATCTTACCAGCATACAGGAGGCTTATAAGCTCTCTGAAGGCGCTTGCCCATCCTATCTTACTATCTGATACTACTATAGTCGTTTCTGTCTCATGGAAGCTGTCAGCAACCATAGGGAGTTGTCGAATATAATCTCTCTCTACACTAAAGCCTACGCCAGTTCCACATAGCAGTATGTACATAAGCTCATCAAATGATCTAGGACTGTCTATAGGAAGATAACTACAGTTAAACCCTGCCACGTTGTCGCGCTTTAAAGCCTCTCCAGCGGTCATCAGGCAACGCATAGAGGGCATAACTTGATGGCTAGAGATAGCGTTAAACAATTCAGCAGCGTCTAGTTCGTTTATTTGTTTTCTATCTATAAAGAAATCTAAGTACCTGTTGACTGTCTCTTCCCAAGTTTCTCGACGTTGTTCGCTATCTAAGTATCTAGCGTACCTGCTCTTATGTATGTATTCTTGATATTGATCCATTGTCTTTCTCAAACTCCTCTATTAAAAATTCGTAATTGCCAGCTACATAGGCTGTGTAATTCTTTTGGTCTTGTTCTCTAGTATCTCTTTTCTCGTCACAGTATTCCATATACTTATGCTGGCAAAAGCGTAAGAAAAGTTTATCTGTTTCTGTCATTGATCCTGCTCCTTATCCTGCTGAAGTTGTTTTTTCTTTTCTTTCTTAGACGCTCTCTTCTTAGACTTCTTATCATACCTATCGCGCCGTTCCTTTTTAATATCGACGTAGCCTTTCTCCATCTTTTACTTCCTCTCCTTTGCTAAAAACTCCATCAACCTGTTCTCGTACCAAGCAGCTTTCTGGAGATCCTCGATGCCGTTCTTGTATCTGAACCTCCAACGGTACTTCAAACTGTTTCCTCTTAAGTAACCGATATACTCTTCGCCTGTTAACATAGCCTCTATCCCGTCGATGCATTCTATGTCTCCTTTGTTATAATGTGGGGGGTTGTTCACATTGTCAGGTTTGTGGGGAGCTATCGAATTCCACTCCTCCGGGGTAACATCGTTAAGTTTCTTTTTAGTCTTTTGTTTCATTATATATCCACTCCTTTGGTATGTTTTCAGTGCTGAACCATCTAAATCCGTTGGCGCTGGCCCATTCTCCGTGTGATCTTTTTGTACCGTCCTTACGTCTTTTTGCTTGTGGCATAGGTGCTGAAGGTTTCAAGAATAAAAAGACAAGCTCCGTGTCCTCTTTAAGAACCTTCTTAATCCAAATATATTTACTGTACTCTGCGTAATCCCAGAAGCGTCCTTTGGCTTCTAGTAGAATTTTCTTTCCTTCCAAGTCTCTAATAAAATCAGGCTCATAAGTATGCTCTACAATGTAAGGTACTCTATTGGTATGATGTTCCCACTTTTTAAGTATACCAGAGTGTAGTACATATTCCCAATTAGAGTCATACCCTTTAATAACATTTTCTTCAGTAGGTCTAGTAACTCTAGGTACACGTTTACCGCTTTTAATTTTCAATGAACCGTCCTTGACATTAAGATTTCCTGATCTAGAACACTTTTTAATTGTATAAGAGTTTCTAATGTAAGTATCTTAAAACCCTCCTCCCGCAGTATATCTGCTAAACCACAGATGATATATTCAATTGGCATATCAACGTCCATTAAAATTCTCCCAAGTTATTGTATTGATATCGACACCTTTAGACACTAGAGCTTTCAATTCTTTTTTGATGTTCCTTTTAGAAAAGGTAGTCAGGCGTACACCAGTATCTTTTTCATAGTAATTCTGATCAGGCATTAAAGAACTTATGTTATTCATATTAATTCCTTTAGCTTCTTCTGGAGATACCAAAGTCTTGAGCCACTCAACAAGTATTTCATCGACCCTCCTATTTATTTTACGCATCTTCTTTTCGTTCATTATATTATCTGTGCTACTTTAGGCATAGAAACTACCTTGGTTAAATACACAGGGCCTCTAGCATAATTAAAGACTTTCAAGCCTTCGCCGCCATTAGAATCTTTATGGCATTCAAACTTATAATTACAGAACGAACAACCTTTAGGGAGCTTCATGTTTCCACTCTTACCTTCAGGAACAGTTTTGTAGCAGAAGGCGGGGGGCTTTAGCATATCTAAAAACTTCCGAAGCTTACTTATCTTCACAACCACATTAGGTTTGTCAAGCTCTTCAGGCTGGTAGAAACAAAGCTCTCCTGATTCTTTAGAGATAACAAGGAAGCCTCCATTAGAAGTACCTTCAGCCTCTTCATAAGAAGCAAGCTGCGCTAAGTATCCGAAGGGATCATCTTCACTTAGAGATCCGTTCTGGAACTTATTAAACCCGAATCTTGAAGCTGTCTTAACGTCTACAACTTCGCCATCAATCTTACAATCTATATGACCTTTGATGCCGTTAACAACAACTGACTTTTGCTCTGCTGTAACCTCATGACCTGATAGACGGACAAGCATAAGAACAATTGATTCTAGAATATGTCCGTATAAAAATCTTATATGGTCTGAAGATTTAAAATCACTGGCACGATTGGCTTTCTTTTCAAACCATAACTGTCTGGCGGGTCTGCCGATATTAGACATACGCATTGAGAACCCGGAGTTTCTTTTAGAGGGCCACGCCCAATGCTTTAAAGCCTCCTTAATATCTTCTCCGACTTTATCAATATCCTCCTCAGTCAAAGCTAATCTATGTCCAGAATTTAATGGCTCTAAACTTTCGTATATGTCTTCTACTACTGTATCTAATGTCTTCATTCTTTATGCTCCACGAAATTAATTTTCCTTGTCTTAGAATTGAACGTTAGAAGAACAACTCCCAACGCTACTTGTACTTCTGTTCTTGCCCTGCCCCAAACTTTACCTTCATTGTCAGCACCAATAGTCTTTACATCTATTAAGGTTGTAGTGCCGTCTTTCATGGCTATAAGATCAATGGCTCCCGAACACCCGCAGTTTTTAAATACTTCATACCCTTGATCCCACAACCAAGTAACTGCGTAGTACTCAGCCATGTCCCCCTTTCTTGACTTGGTATGTTCCATGTGTAGTTTCTCCATATTGAATACCTAAAGCATTTAGATCTGTTAATGTATTTATAGGTAGGTTATAACAATCGGTGCGTACTGTCCAGTTATTACTAGGATCTACCTGCCCTTTCTTTAAAAACGTAGCCTCTTTTAAAAACTGTTTTTTATCGTACCATCCGAGAACCCAGCCGCAGGACATATCTTTTAGTACTCTAGTAAAAACATAGGCATCACATTTTTGAGAAGTATTTAATGCTGCGACCGAACACTCGTAATGCCCTTGGGGAGGCGTTGAAACAACTTTTGTTTTAACATCTAGTCTTACTTTTTGATTAAATATTAAATCATAGTTGTATGTGTTTGAGTGTTCTATAATGTCAGCGTCATCATTGAACAGTTTTTTAAGCAGATCAAAGACAATTATCTCTCCTAAGAACCCATACACGTTCCCCTTTCCCTTTGTTATAGAGTTCCTTAATGTTCCCATTTCGGACGCTTTAGCTTTAGCTTTTACTATAGCATCATTAGAAATTTCAATGTGTTTCACTCCAATTATCTCCTATTCTGTATTCCCCGTCAAGCGGACAGTTAAGTTTAAGTTCCATACCAGCTTCAATTATAGACTCTACGCCAAGCTTACCAACAGTTTCTGCTAAGTCTTCCCGCACCTCAACTTGGAACTCGTCGTGCACATTAACTACAAAGTTAGCATCCAGTCCCTGTAGTTTATTATTAAATATTACTAAAGCCTTCTTCATTACTATGGCTCCAGCACCTTGAAGCAACATATTCAATGCAGAATGTTCACTTCTTATAAATAGTTTTCGACCATCTAAAGCTCTAAGGAACTTTGCTTCTGACGCCTTTCTAGTAATTCTATTTTTAAGAGTGCGGAGTGATGGGAGATTATTGAGAAATGATTGTTTAAGTGTCTTTCCAATTCCCTTACCTCCTCCGACCACGCTTCCAAGTTTTGCATCTCCTGCTCCGTATAGAAACGCATAGACGAAAGTCTTTGCCTGATCCCTTGATTTAAGTCCTGCAAGCTGTTGATTAGTGGTGTGTATGTCTCCATTAACGATTTCATTTATGTACTCCTTGTCATTTAAATAGTGAGCAAGCATACGCAATTCAAGACCACTCGCGTCTATACCTACTAGTTTGTATCCTTTCGGTACTGTCCAGCAACCTCTAAATTCTTTACCGAATTCTTTAGGGGGTCTGGGGATATTTGCCATATTAGGTTTACTGTGTGTCATACGTCCCGTCACAGTCCCATTAGGATTTACCCAACCATGTACCCTTCCTGTGCGAATGTCTAAAACTTTGAACCAGCCTAATATTTCTGCTATACGGCTCTCTAATTTTAGATACCTAGAGATTTTCAAGGCAACCGGGATGCCTTTTATCCTCCCTAAATTGCCCTCATCGACACACGGCTGGCCTGTTGGTGTAAATACTGTAGGTTCCCAGCCCAAGCCTATAAGTTTAGCAGCTACCTGTTGTCGTGAAGATATGTTGAACTCTACAGGCTGAGTCACATTAATGTATCCAGCCTTTTTACCCTCTTCTGAATTTAAAAATTCAAACTGTTCCTCTGTTAATCTGACCCTTGCGGTAGTTTTGTCTGAGAGTATCCTCTCTCCTAACTTAGAAAGGCCTCCAGTGCTTTTTAACTTCATGGGATATATCTTATATGAAACAGTAGCTTGCCCTAATTCTTCATGTATCTCATCATACAAAATATCTTTTTCGCTTGACAGTTTCTCCAGTAACTCGAAGGCTTTGTCTTGGTCTAAAAGGAATCCGTATTTTATTTGAGCATCAATAATTACAGCGGCTTCGTGTTCCAGATTTACACAGTCTATTTTAAAGCCTCTGCTCTCACGCTTCAGAGCCTGATAAACTTTATAGTTTACTAGTACATCTTGAGCACAATACTTCAGCATCTCATCAGAGTATTTAAAGTAATCATTGAACTCTATCTTAGGGCATCTGAGCCTATAGCCCCAACTTTCTAAACCATGACCGCCCTCCCTTGTAGGTTTAAATAGTCTTGAAAGTACTAGAGTATCAACAATATATTTGTTAGTAAGATCTAAACCTTTTAGTTTTTTAATGACGGGCATATCAAAGTTCAGGATGTTATGACCTATCAGTTTTTCAGCAGCCTTCAAAGTCTCCAAGCCTTCATCAAGTTCTGAAGGCCCGAAGGATCTATGTTCCTGTGTATCTACATTAAAGGTAGACATACACCATATCTTTGTTGGGAAAAGCCCGTCCGTTTCTATATCAAATACTAGCGCAGTCACATTATTTCTCCAAGCTCATCATCGACATCATCAATATCTACTTCCTTTAGCCTCCCGGTTTTCTTATTGTATAGTAAGTGCGAAGCCATGCCAACATCTCCAGTATACCTAGACTTCAAAACTCGCATGTGGGTTGTGTTGGCCTCGTCATCATCGTCAGCTTGTTGGTTACGCTCTAAAGCAATAACACAATC